CCATCCCATTTATCTTCATTAATGAAACCTATAAAAGATATATTAGTATTTTCTAATTTATTTTTTTGATTAACCAGAGACTTAATTATTTTAATTGATTTATCTATACTGTAAATTCTCGATTCATGTAAACATTTTGGACAGTTTCCGTGATTAATTAATGTTCTATATTTTATACTTACTTTTCCATGAATAGGACATATAATAATAACTTCATTATTATATCCGGTATAAGTAGACTTTATTAAATTAAAGCCATAATTATTAGGATTATTATTTTTGAAGATAGAATTTATCTTTTCTTGTGCTTCTTCTGGCGTAATAAGATTGGACTGTATTATTAATTCCTTTCTGCAATTGGGACAATTCCAACTTTCATTTTTTACAAAAGAATCATATGATGGATTTCCTAATATATCATGTTTATTACATTTAAGAATCAATTTTGTTTTACTTCCTAACCAAATATTATTAACAAAACCTATAAAAGTTATTTTTGGATATTCTTGATTTATTTTATTTATAATAGTATTAATTTTTTCTATAGCAAGTTCCTCTGTTAGAGGAATGGTATTGTTACAATAACCACATGTTCTTTTATTTGGATCTATTTTTAATAAATAGTTATAATTTATTTTAAATTCTCCATGAATAGGACATATTCCAATAATATCACTGTTTCCTTTAACTATATCAAAATCTTTTGGTATAATATATTTATATCCGAATGGATTATTTTTATGAACTTGTTCAATTCTATCTTCAGCTTCTTCTTTAGTTAATCGATGATTTTCATGATAACATTCATTACATTTCCATCCATCAGCGATAAATGATTTATATAATATACTTGATATTATATTATGTTTAGTACATTTTAATATTATTTTTGTTTTTCTATTACCTAACCAAACATTATCTTCAAATCCAATAAATAATATGTAAGGAGTTTCTTTTTTGAGCTTATTTTCTATAATTTCCTTAGCTGTTTCTTTTGTCAATTTTTTTGGCATAGTAATTTAAATATTTTATAAAGGATAGTATGTCAGATCTCTCCAACATACTATCATTATTTTTATTTGCTTCCCGTTATTCAAGGGCTGCTCCTCTTGTATCTTCATATTCTGAGACTGCAAGATCCATACCAACGTCGAAAATGTCGTGATATCAATATGTTTGCTAAGTATTATCTACTCATGTTCAGACTATATCTTTTAAAATCTTCATGAAATTTTAATTATACATC